CGTCAGAGAACGTCTTGCCCAGTGAACTAAAGGCGGTCTTGGTCTTAGGGGATGCCACCCAATTGCTGACGGCACCAACCACTGGGTTAGCCGCCTTGGTCAGCGGGTCAGAGATAGCGGACAGCAGAACCGGCATCTGGCTCTTGGCCGTGCGTATCATACCTGGAATGGTTTTGCCAAAGTTCTCGGTGGCTTTACCGTATTCCTTGGCGGTACTTTCCAGCACCTTTTCCATGGTGGATGAGCTAATCTTACCGGACGACATCATGTCGTTCATCTGTTTCATGGACAAATTGTGGTTGCCGGTAATTTGTTGCTCGGTCTTCAACAGATTAGTCCGCAGAACTGGGAATGTATTCACAAAGCTCATCATGTCTTGGGCGCCAACTTTGCCGTTCGCCATCATCTGGGCGAACTGGGTACCAAAGTTCATTACGGCGTCATCGGTCTGCCCAAACGCATCCTGCAAGGTCAGAACAGACTTGGTTAAGGATTTAGTGCCTTCGGCTGAATGATTGATCGCAAAGAACTTCTGGTTCAACTGGTCAACCATTTCAGTAGCGTTGTTGGCGCTAATCGCCATTTGGTCGGTCATATCGACCATCTTTTTACCTTCGCTGGCATTGCCGGTTAAGGTAGTCCAAGTTGCGTTCATAGTCTGTTGGGCTAAGCTGTATTCCTTGGCTGAATCAACAGCGGAACCAATCCAGCCGGACAGATGCTGCCAAGCGGATTGCACGATGTTGGACGCCATGTCCGCACTGAATACTTCATGAAAAATGGAATGAGTTTTCTCGGCCTTGTCGTTGGTCTCGGTGATGCTGCTCTTCAACCGTGCCCAGGGGCTGGGATTCATTTTCTTCATCTCATCGGACAGGTTAGCCATAGAAGACTTAGCGTGGGCTAAGGATGTGGCGGTTTCGTCAACACGTGTTTTTTGCGTTCTCCAAGCATTGGAATCCTTGCCTGATGCAGATGCAATCTTATCCAACTCAGCAGACTGTTTAGACAGTTGCTCATTTAGATTGGTAATGGAGGACTTATATCCTTCCATTTTGGTCTTGTTAGCTTCTTGCTGTTTACCTTCAGCCTCCAGGCGAGTCACATATACTTGATTTGCCCGTGCAGCAGCTGTGTACTCTTGCTGTAGGCCAGCCAAACCGGACTTTTGATAGTCCATCGCTTGCTTAGCACGGTCTTGCTGAGCTTGCATACTGGCAAGTTGCTTAGTGGCACCATCGATTTGCTGTTGATACTTCAAAAACTGTTGAGCAACATCGGCAGTATTGCCCTTCAACTCAGCTTGTTTGGCTTTTAGAGCGTCAATCTTAGCCTGTTGTGAATCAATAGACTTACCCAAGCCGTCATATTTAGCTTGAGCAGCTCCAACTGCATCACCAGCGGATTTCATCTCTGCTTCTTGAGCTTTCCAAGCATTTTGGCTAGAGCGAACAACCGCTGTTAATGATTTGACGGATTCACTTGCCGACAATAGATCAAGGGCAATCTTGGTACTCATTGTTGCATTAATTTGTTGTGCCACTTCAATCACCCCTTCTCTTGATATTGCTTCCACATGATAGCCGGATCAATTGGCCGGTCTTTCTTATCCTTGGCAGACATCATTTCCAACATTTCAAAATAATCAGCATCATCAAAATCCTGCATTGACCAGTGGAAATACATGACTGCTTGCTTTTTCATCCATCTAAAGTCCTGCAGCTGATTTTCAAGCTCATAAACTTTTACGGCTGGATTAATCTTTGCTTTTGCTGGCATCCTGCTTCTTGGCAGCTAAGTCAATATCCTCATCGCTCATGCCCATCATGCGTTCAAAAGTGTAATTAACCGCTTGAATAGTGTCGGCAAATTCTAGATCCACAAGCTTGTCCGTTTCTTGCTTGTTCAGGTTTAAAACGGTGGTCAAGAAGTCGATTAAGTCATGTAACATATCGCGTTGCATTTTAATAATTTCTACCGGTTCCATATTGGCAACATCGTCTGCCTTGGCCATGAGCAATTGCAGATCATACATCTTTTCCATATTGCGATTGCTGGTTTTAACTTCGTGTACACGATTGCTAAGTTGGCTAACTTTGATTTTCATCTGTAATACCATCCTTTTATTTGATAAGGTCGCTATGGTGAATCGGACACCACCAAGTTCACCAGAAAGCGACTTTTGAGCCATTAATCAGTTGTTTGCTATGAAACTGCGTCTATCAGCATTATGGAGCTGGAGTTGGAGTGCTACCTGCTGGCAATTCGTATCCGCCGAACACTTCTTTGTACATATTAGCTTTATCAAATCCGCTATCAAGATCGCTATAAATCTTGTATGGCTGATTATTAAAGGCCATAGTAGACAGCGCTGTGTAAGTCAAAGTGTCATCCACACGTTTTTCTGCCGCTGCATCAGTCTGAATGTTAGCTGCGGTTTCGGTCATGATGCCATCACCAAATCCATAATAGACAAAGTGTAAACGGTCAATGGTTTGAGTGGTAATAAGTAAGGCCACATGAGCCTTCAAATTCTCATCCGTATAACCGCCCTTGCTATCACTGACAAAGCCTTTGATTTGCTGCTTGGTTTTGTAATCCAAGTTGTTAATATCCAAAGCTACTGATGGTTCTGAAGTACCAATGGTAACGTCTTGGACGTTGTTGTTGCCATAGATCTTAGTAATGGTGCCTGCTAAGCCTGTAATGTTGGCAGTTTTAACACCTAAATCTTTGTGATCGACAGTATAGATGCCGTCTGTGCCTAATCCTGCTTCAGTACCAGAAATTAACTTTTGTTGTGCATCGACCAAAGCTACCTGGATTTGATATAAACCTACTGTTGCCATTTGAATGCCTCCTAAATATTTTTTGTTCTACTGAAATAAAATGTGTTAAAAAGTTGATGTGTTTCTGGGTCTAATGTTCGTTGTCTAACCGCAGCTACCTGCCAATGCTGATGAGTAAAAGCCTTCATCATGGCTATTTCAATGGTCTCAGGATCAGAATCAAGCAGTTGTGAGTACCAAATCTGTACTTCTACTTCCTGATTAAGCGCCCAGAAATCGTTGTCGCCATATGCAGTTGGATTATTTGCAGCATCAGTAATCAACACAACAGTTTTTTTAAGACTATCGACTAATTCTTGCGGCAGATTGTTGCCTTCAACCGCATTAATACTGGCAATACCTGCTTGGCTAAGCATTGTTACTGCATCATCTACGGCGCTCATTCATCCCCACCACCATTCAACTTGGCGATAATTGCTTCATATTTCTCTTGCTCGGCTGCAAATACTGCATCCTTGGCATCATCACGAGCATTGTCAACAAAATGGTCACCATGAATCTTCTTTGTTCCATCATTAAGGAAACGTGCAACGAATGCCTTATCACCAAATCCAGCAACGGAATTGCCATTGTGCTCTTTATCAATATCACCAGTTGCGGAGCTAATATCTTCACTCAGATGCCCATATTTACCACCAGTTCCCTTAGTATTCGGGTGTTTTTCTTTGGTGGTCTCTGCTAGTTTCTTGGCGTAAACATCAGCACCAGCCTTGGTAATCTTCTCTTGGTCAGATATAGAAAGCTGTGCGGCCTTTGATACTTGCTTAAGCCATTGACCAAGTGCCTCATCCATATCCACGGTTATGCCCCCTTAGTTGTTTTGACTAGGGTCAGATAGTCATAACGAATAGCATCGTTACTGTCGTCCGGGCTAATGTCTGAAATGTCATACACAATACCATCAAGGCGTGCCTGTTTCTGACTAGCATTTCTAGTGTCGTGGCGGACTATAATAGTGATTGAATTATCCAAGCGTGTGCCCACAAGCGTGTACTGCTGGGTGAGTGTTCGTTTCTGCTGTTTGAAATGCAGACTATAAACCGGAACAAAGCTGGTAATATTAATACCGGCACCAGTCTTGTGTGATTGTGGAGAGCCGAGATCAACCTTGCGACTGAAATCGGCCGCTTTAAAATTAGCCATCAGTTCCACCAGCCTTTACCGCTTGATCACGCTGAATCTTCCAACGAATACTATTGATCATGTAAGCATAGCTGGGCGGGTAGGCTTTGTTTTGATCGGATAGGGCACCGCGCGAGTAATACATGTAGTCAGCCAGCACCCGAACCGCCTGATTGAACAGAGGGTACGTTCGATAAACTTCAACCGCAATCGTGTCATCGATAGCATTCATCACTGCACTTTCCGCCGTACTAATCAAGTCTTCTAGAATCAATGCATCGCCATCACTGTCCAGATTCAGGTATGATTGCATGTCTTCCGGGGTAACCCCTTGACCATATTCCATATTCAGCCCTTCCTTAATAGCCGCCCGCCTTATTGGCGAATTGTTTATTTCTTAAGCGACTGAAATCGTGTTAATTTCCAGTACCTGAAGTTGAACCAGATACAGCATCTGTGTTGGTTACAAAATAGCCGGCATTGTTATCGGCCTTTTCGACGCCAAATCGGAACGCTGCACCGAGATAACGGCCATAAATCTTGCTGTCTTCCCATGCCAACGTAACCTGTTGACGATCCGCAAACAGCACACCACGTTTCAAATCACCAACGAATGCTTTTTGATCACCGGCGGCAGAGCCTAGAAGCATATCGCCAACAACATAAACAGGGACGCCCAAAATAGAGCCCTTAGCAGTGCCATCGGTGATTGAATCAGACGCGTCATGAAGCAAGTAGCGGCCGTTCTTGTCCTTTAAGGTGTCCAGCGTATTGAACAGGGATTGAGTAACAACCAGTGCACGACTGTACGCCGGATCCAAGTCAACATTCAGAATATGCTTAAGACTGTCTACCAAAGTGTCTGTAGTGGTAGCCTTGGCCGTGAACGACTGCAATACAGGCGCAATCATCGCGTTGTAAGTATTGACAGACTTCTCGTTAATGGACTGGCCAACCAGTGCGGTCAAGTCCACTTCAGAATCAGCAATAGCTTCTTCGGACAGAGGAATTGCGCCACGGTACGTGCCAACAGACCAGTCAACTTGTTCAAATTCAGGCTCAGCAAGTGTGGGATTTTCGGCCAATTCTGCCACACTAGAAAAGCGATCGGTTGCCCGTTTCAAGATTGGGTACGTGCCTTTAGGAGTAGTAACCGGCGTCTTGGTAACCAAGGTGGACAAATCCACAACTGAATTTACTTCTGCGGTAGGGTCATAGATGATTTCTTCCGGAATCAGCACGCCTGCTTCTGTCGAAGTGACGTGACCGGCCGCAACATCAACCACCTTGCCATGACTATGGATGAAGTCGTTGATAGCTTTCTTCTTGGCATCAATTGGCTTTTTCTTTAAGTCAGTACCATTCGGATTAGCCTTGTCGTTTGGCTTGTCAGAGCTAGAATCATCCTTCTTTTTAGCTTCAAATGCTTTAATCTGGTCGTTGATAGCGTCCCGACGTGCCTTTGCAGCGGTAAGGTCGTCTTT